CATATAATGTTTTAATTTTTATTAATTCATCATACTTGTCTTGATCCACCTCTATTGTTGGTGTACTAAATACTCTATCTAATCCCATTTTCTATTCCTCCTTTATATTTTGAATAAATCCAAAAGCTTCTTGATTACTCATTTTTTCTTCTTGTATCCTTTGTAGTTCTTCTTCAGCTTCTTGCTCAGACATTCCTTTTATATCCATTAAGTATTTCTTTTTACTCATTAATCCTTGATTTACCTCTGTTTGAGCCCTTACTGCTTGTACGTTCTTATCTTCAATTATTGAATCATCTGGTATAACTGATATTTTATTTGTTTTTATTTCTTCTAATTCACATACTGCTTTTACCAAGGCATAGACACAATCATTTATTATTGCTAAATAATGTTCTCTTGTTCTAAAAGTCTTACTATTTTCACTTATTACTTCTGTCGCTGTTTTTACACCTGTTCCATCAAATTTGTAATATCCTTCGTCTAACCCTATATTACCGGCCAACCACATTAAGTCAGCATTTATACTATCAATGTGTTCTTGATATCTTAATTTCATGTCTATTTCTTTTACAGGGTCTTTCATATCCGCATTTATACCAACGTAGACTCTATCGTTTTTATCAAAATACTGTACAAAATGGCTATCTCCTGTATCCGGATTAACTTCCATTTTTCCTTTCATTGCTGATTGATCTACTAGTATTCTTTTCTTACCTAAAATGAACTCATTATAAAAACTATCGTATTTAACATCTAATGATTTTAATCTATCAACACTATTAGCAAATATGCTTATTCCCATAGGACTTGATGTATCAAAGTTATTTGCTAAATTTGGTTTCCATATTTGAAAATGAGGATTATTAGTTATAATCACATCACTTTCTTTGATATTAGGGAACATAGAATTAAAATCTAATTGCTTTCCTAATGTTGTTTCAATATTAGATTTATATAATTCATTTAACTTTATATATTTATCGCCTATAAATTCATGATATGTTATATGGGTATAATAGATTTTATTCTTTCCTTTTTTATCTGCAAATCTACTTATAGTTATCATTCCGCTTATATAAGAGTTTGTAAACTTATATGGTATTATTACATCTCCATCTATGTAGTCTATTATTGTCTTTCCGTTTTCATCTTTATATTCAACAGTAGCTCCGTTTCCTAGTGCAAACATTTTCTCAAGAAAAACAGGAAGATTAACAGTTAAAGAATTTTCTTTACTGTCTAATACTTCCCATAGTCTTTCTGTTGCTTTTTTATTGCTTAATTCTATTCTTGTTTTTTCAGTCCAACATAACTTTGACATATCTTCGCACATTTTTTTAGCCATATTCATTGTTAGTCTTTCACACTGCACTGATTTTCCACCTATGATTTCATTATAATAATGAAAATCATTTACATTCCCTCTATACCAACTTTTCCAAATAGCCATAAAATCATATATTGTCCCAACTGTTAAGTTTACTCCTTTTTTACTTAGCGTTTCTTGTATATTGTTATATAGTTCCATTATTTCCTCCTAGTTTTTCAAACCAAGTTTTTGTAGATTTCTTTTTATCCAATATTGAAATTGATCTTGTGTGTGGTCTGCATAGCTGTAAGCATAATCTTTAGTATAAGTGTTGTAATATTTTTCAGAACTTAAAAAAGCCTTCTCCATTTTATCTGGAGTTGGCTTTCCTTTTTCTACACTATCTTTTAACCACATATAATTTTCATTTTCTTTTTTAAATATTTGATTATTATTATTGTTTAATATTCTAAATTTCTTTTTTGATAAAAAATCTTGTGAATAATCTATTAGTTGTTCCTTATTCGTTCCTTTATCAACTGGGCATAATCTTTTACCATAATCTTTAAAAAACTGATTTCTTAATGCTCCGTTCTGCACTATCTATTGTTTCTGTATCTATTCCTGTTTTATATTTTTTTGTAATCACTAACTCAAAGTTAAATATATCTCGACTTAACTCACTTGGTGCTTTCTTATTTGGCTTTTCATTTGGGCTATAGTAATAAGTGTCTAATAAGTACCAATATCCGTCATTTCCCAAGCCATAAGCTCCACAAGTAGTTGCTGATGTTTGATGTCCACTATCTATTGAAAAGTCAATAGATAATATTTTTACTTTATTTCTTTCTATATAATCTTCATCTACATATTCTATTAAATCGGGATTATATATAAGTCCTTCTAGTCCAATCACTTCTCCTAAATAGATCCATCTATATCTTTTCTCATCGTTTTGTTCTAATTCTTCTGCTTCTTCTATTGCCATTTGTCCAAGCCATTCTTTAGGAACTGTCCTATAATCACTCTGATGAACTAAATATCTTTTACTTTTACTTTTTTCATCTACCCATTTATTAACCCAATCAAATTTATTTTTTGGTGGATTAAAAGAATAAAATGTAATAAACCAATTATTGTTTCCTCTTACAAATGTTGCTTTTATTTGTTCTATATCTTCTGGATTATCCCATCCTGTTAACTCTTCAAACCATAACATCTTTATAAGAGTATTTTCATCTATCATACCTTTAACTGTTTCGTAATCATCTCCACCTGCAAAATATATAGTGTTTCCATTATTAAATCGTATTTCCATCGGAGATAATCCAGCTTCATAATCAATACCTTCTTGCAAACCTAATCTTTTGCATGCTCTCTTTATTTCTTTATAAACAGATTTTCTTAATTGATTTTGATGCTTTCTTAATATTACTGAAGAACAGTTATCGTTATTTAAACAGTTATAAACAATTTTTATTGATATCATAGAAGATTTTGTAGAACTTCTTCCACCTTTATAGACTTGATTTGATTTTTTACTATTAAATGTGTTCCAAAAATGAGGAGCAATAATATCTCTTATACTAACTCTAATCATCTTCTTCCTCCTCGTTTGGAAGATCATTTATTATTTGTACCCTATCCTCATCTTTTACTGTTTTTTCATCTTGAACAACTTCTCTAATTGTATTAAATGCCTGTACATCTCCTTTTAAGGCTTTACCATACATTGCAACTATTAAAGCCATTTGATTATCTAAATTATCTTCTTCTATTCCTAAATCTTTCATGAAATTTAAAGATTCTGATTGTTTAAATGGCAATGATAAAAGCATTTCCATTTGTTCCTTCATTGCTTTTCTTTTTCTACGAACTTCTCCTGATTTTTTTCCACCTTTTGCACCATTTTTCTTGGCTTCTTCTCGGCTTTGATTACTAGTAAAAGGTATTAAGTTTTGTTCATTTGCCATCAACTCCCACCTGCTTTATTCTTGTTTTCTGTTATATTCTATATCATTGTAATGTGTACAATTAGGACATATTTCCTTTTCATATTTTTTTATTATTTCATTTGTATTCATAACTATTTTCCTTTTTCTCTTATCATAAAATAAAAGAGCTTATTTTTAATAAGCTCTTAAATCTCCAAAATTCTTTATATCTCTAGTTGTTGCTTCACCTATACTGCTTTTGCCTTTTAACATATCTAATATTTTTTTAATATCTTTCAAACTTTCTTCTAATTGTTTTTCTTCAGTTGCTAATGCCTTTACATCTATTTCTGGATTATCTAGATATTTACAACCTTTACAATAATCAGCTAATTTTTTCCTTTGTAGTTCTTTTACATCTTTTATTTTTACTTCTAATAGCATTCTTTTGGTTTCCCTATATTGTTTTTCATATTCATCTACTAATTCTTTAAATGCTTTTTCTTTTATTACTTCTAGATCTAAATCAATCTCCTCGTTTTCTTCTTTTGGCTCAAATTTTTCTTTTAATTCATTATATAAATTTTCTAATACACTGTTTTCTTCCATCAGTAATACCTCCTATTTTTTCTTATAATTTTAGCACGAATTACTGATTTTTTCAAACAAAAAGAGCAGACATTTAGAACATCTACTCCCAATAAATTATAGGGGCAAACAGTATTAAATATTTATTATCTAACTTATTTGCTATTATATATATTAACAACCTTTGATGTCGTCTTTCAACCTCTTTTGTCGTCTAATTCATCAAATTTATTTAATGCAATCCTATGTTGTTTACACATATATTTATATTCATAATTCATTTCACTTGCTACTGTTACAATACTTTTACCACATATGTATATTTTCTCTAATATTACTTTATAAGGTTGCTCTACTTTATTTAGTTGTGCTAATATTAATTTTTGTTTTTCTTGCTCTTCATTTATATAAAGTAATAAATCTTTTACATTATCTTGTAACTTTGCTATCTTTTCGGCTTCATTATCATAAACGGCTCTACTTCCTTTAGGTAAATCTGACAAAACTGTTGTTAACTTATTTATTGTACTTCTATATTCTTCTATGTACTCTAAACATCCTTTTATCCATTCTTGATTATACTTGTAATCTTTAAGTTCTTTTCTATTCATTTGTACCTCCTAACTTTAATATTTTTTATCGGTCTTAACCATCATTTGTCGCTTTCCTTTTAAAATATTGTTTTATCATTTCCTTGTTACATTTGCCATTTTTTCTGTATAAATAATTTGCTAAACTTGTATCATTTTCATCTATATATTCTGCCATTAAATCTATTTGCTTATCTTTTTCTTCATTCTCTTTTTGTAGCTTCTCATTTTTTACTTCTAAATCAAATATTTTATTGTTTTTATTTGTAATCTCTTCATCTAATTCATGAATACATTTATTAGATTGTTCCTCTCCTTTTTGTAGTTTAGTTATAAGGTTTAAAACTGTTGCTATATTCTGAACTTCATGTATTGTAAATATTGTATAAAAATCTTCTTCTCTTAGATCTCTTGATTTCTCTACTAATTGTTGTAATTCTAATATTGCAATTTCATTTTCTTCTGATAACATAGTTATTCCTCCTCTTCTACAAAATTTAATTTAATATTATTTAATTTAATTAGATTCTTTGTCTCTGTTTTTAATCTCTCATATTTATCTTTGCTTATGGTTATCTCTTTATATCCATAAGCTATCATTTGTTCTATCTTTTTATTTTCTGTCATAATTAAATTCCATACCTTTCATATTCTCTTATTTCACTTAATGCAATTTTTCGTACTTCATCACTTAATCTAATCTCTTTACCATCTTTAACAATATAATCATATGATTTTTGTCCTCTTGGCTTTTTTACATAAATCTGATATTCTTTATTATCTTTTAATCTTATTACGTATCCTTTTGTATCTATATTTATATTTGTCAACACATAATCATCTAATGTAATCTCTTCTTCTGTCATTGCTTGTCCTCCTTTGCCAATTTTCTTTTTATTTTGTTCTCGCTCTGCTAATAAATTTTCTATTGCTTGTTTTACTTTCTCTGTATATTCATCTCCTGGATTAAATTGTTTCAATAAATTTATTTCATCTATATCCATCCTAATTCCTCCATGAATCAATAAATGTTTTAGGCCATAATAAACTCATTGTTACATAGACTAAATATTTTTTTGACCCTTCCAATGTTATTTTGATATTTTCCATAATACAAGTTATTTTGATTTTGTTAAAAACAATATACACAAAAAATATACAAGCAATAGATATGTAAACAAGTATTATAAATAATAATATTTCTATCATTCTTTATTCACCTAACCTTACTTCACTTACTTTTAATAGGTTTGCTAGTTCTTTTTTATTAATTATTGCTATTAAATTATTTTGCTCATCATAGTATTTATATTCAAAAAGTTTATTTCTATCTATTTGTAAGTTTGTATTTTCAGTTATCAAATCTTGATAACATTTTTCACAATATTTAGCTTGTCCTTTTCCACAATGTAAACATTTTTCCATAATATTTCCTTTCATTCTTTAATAATTTTATTTTTATTTTCTTTGTAATATCTTTTTCTAGTTTTATACATTTTTTCAAAATATAAAGTTCCATCTACTAAATCATATACTATAGGGTCTTTTTTATCTTCAAACTTTCTCTCTACTCTACCAACTGCTTGAATTATAGTCGCTTTATCTCTATGTGGTGTAGCTAAAACTAAAGTATCTAATCTTGGTATATCCAATCCTTCTTTAGCAAGACCATATGTTGCATATAATATATGTACCTCTCCTGCTCTAATCTTTGAAATACATTCTTCTCTGTATTTCTTCATTTTTATACTTGTCATTTTTCCATCTATAATTAATCCTGGAACTTTATTATTTAGAAATTTAAGTTGATTTAATCTATCTGATAAAACTAAACAGTAGTTATTTTTTCTTTTCTTTAAGATATCTACTATCATTTTATTTCTTTCATTATCTTCTGCTAAATCTGTTGTCAATTTAGCATATTGTAATGTTCCATCTGTATTTAAGCATTCATCTGAAATAATATAATTTGTTTTGACTTTAACTATTGTTGCAGGAACTAATCTTTTTTCTATTGTTTCTTTAGGAATTTCTATGATTATATTTCCTAGTAAACCAAACATAGCTTTTTCTGTTCCTTTTATATTTCGATATGGTGTCGCTGTTAGTCCGTATTTATATCTAGCTACCAATTTATTTATTACTTTATAAAACATACCTGCACTTGCTGGCGTTCCGCATACTCTATGACATTCATCTACAATTATGCAATCCCATTTATCAGCATATTCCGTTAGGTCAATTTTTGATAATGTCTGTACTGTAGCAAATGTAATATGGGTTCCTATTTCTATTTTGCCATTTGCAATTTTGCCTAGTCCTATTCCTTCGAAATTACTTTTTGCTCTATTATAGCTTTGATTTAATAAATCTATAGTATGTGTTATCCAAAGTGTTTTATAACTTAACCTCGCAATAATTTCTAATGCTGTTTGTGTTTTTCCAGAACCTGCTGGCATAACTAATATTCCATTTTTTAATTTTATTGCTGCATTACACGCCTCTTCTTGATAATCAAATAATTTAATATTAGATTCGTATTTTATTTTTTCTCCTAAAACAATGTTATTTTTAAATAATTGTCCAGGATATAATTTAAACAAATCACTTAAGCATCCAAATGGCAAAATTAAATCATTACCATCTAATTCATAATAAACTAAATTTCGTGGTGTATTATAATTTGAATAACCTAAATACTGATTTTTGATATAATTTGGATTTGCAATTACCATTTTTCTTTCTGCATAATCTAATATTTTTTTATCTGGATTTTTTACACGAATATTATTTGCTACTATAAATTCCATATTCGCTCCTTTCGTATATCAAA